GATTTATAACACCTAATTTTACACCAGCTTTATAATTCCATCGGTTAAATTCTACATTGTAACCTATACCGGCTGAGGTCTCTAAATAACCATCTTTTAAGGCTGCATAGTGAATTTGCGGGCGTATATAAATATGATTGCTAAATTCCGCTTGAAATTCGATTCCAGCATATAAAATATGCTTTTGAAATATCACGTTATCGGTTACTAATTGAATTGAATAACGATCTTGAGCGTTTGATATTGCTGTAAAAAGCAATAGTAATAGTAGTTTTTTCATGGTTGTTTGTTTTTTATAATCCTTGATATTTATTATGGTTTTTAGTAATTTTTCGTTCAGTTTTTCTAATCCAAAAATGCCATTTCCAAATAAAAACTCGTAAAGTCATAAATGTAAAAATAGAAATCGCACAAGTAAATAATACAAATTCCCTTAAAATTCTTTCTGATTTTAATGCGTCCATAATATTTTTACTTTATCCTTACCCTAACTTCATACCCATCACCTACTATTTTATAAGAGCGAATATTCAATTCTTTTGCAACTTCAATGCTCCATTCAATAGATCCGTGAACATCGTTGTTCATTCGATGTGACATAGTAGATTGTCTTACTTTGGTTTTTTCGCAATACTCTTTTTGAGTAATTTTTGCTTTTTCTAATACTGTTTTAATTGGGTTTTCCATGATTTATTTTTTAAAAATGTCACTAGTGATTAAATTTGAAGCTAAAGTTAATCTACTTTTCAAGGCAATTGCACGATGCTTAAACTCTCCAACAACATGAGAATTATAAGGTTTATATTTAGCATTGTCTTTTGCATACTGTTTTATGCGCTCTATATTTTCAAGCATCATTTTTAATTCCTGTTCTAAAAATTCTAATTGTTTCATAATTATTATGTTTTATTTTTGTCAAATATAACTATAATATTGATACGAATAACGATAATATTAATTTATAATCATTATTAATTATGTATTTTTGTTAGTTGTTGTTGTTATTTATCCAAATGTTATTCGTAGATTTGCTAAACAATTAAACATATAGAAATTATGGCTGCACTTTCAAAAGAATCTAAAAACTACATTTTACAATTAGTAAAAGAAAATTCATTAAGATACATTTTATCTTTTTGTCAAGGATTAGGATTGGATACCAATAGTTATTCAAGCCCAGTTATTTATAAAAATGGCCAATTATCTATTACATATAGAAAAATTACAACTTATCACATTTTATAACAATTTAAAACTAAAATAACCATGCAAGAAATAAAACACCTTTACAAAATGCTAAAAGACAAAAAAGGCTTTTGCACTGAATTATCAAAAGAAGTTGAAACAAGTCCTTTAAGCTTATACAATCATTGGTTCGGGAGTTTTTGGAACATCCCAGAAAAACACAAAGATTTAGTATTAACAAAATTAAAACAAAAATAATTATGAGACCAATCGCAATGAAATGTAGTCAAGAACAATTTGACAGTATTAAGGATAGAATTACTTTGCCAATTTCGGATATTGGTTTTGAATTTAAACGGAGTAAATACCTAACTAATTATTTTGATAGAGAATATGGAATAGGTAGTTTTAGAAATGGATTCAAACATAATGACTTGGAAGTTTACGAAACATTCGACGCTAACATATTTTTAGAAGCGTGCGATATTGAAGTTGAAAAAGTTTTTAAAGCGGGTGAATTGGAATATTTTTCAGATAATAAATGGTGGCCTACTGTTGGTGAATACCGACTTAAACCACAACCAAACTACCAAAAAGAAATCGAAGCCTTGCAGCAAAAAGCTAAAGAAAACGGAATGAATGTAATAATTAATTTTGAAAAGATATGATAAACACACCTCACTTTGTTTACTGGATGAAATATGTCATCAAAAACAAATACGTAAACGTACCTGAATTAATGATTCCGGCATTAAGAAAAATAGCCTTAAATAAATAGAAATTATGAAAAATACAATATACAACACCTACATAGTGATGGAATCGCAGGAACAATGCGATAGAATGAAACAATTATGTTTGGATAATGGATTGCCGATTTGGAATAATAGTACGGCTTTTGTTTTTTGCATTGAACAAAATGTGTTTATGATGACTTCAAAAGAATTTTTTATTTGTATAATTACAGATAAAGAAAAAAAGGAATATTTAAAAATAACCGAAGCCGAATTTATCGAACTTTTAAAAACTACAAAATGACAAGTCACGAAATAAACACACTAGAAAATAAAGCGTTCAGATTAGAATGTGAAATTTTACAATGGAGATTGTACCGAAAAGAAGTTGAAAGCTTTTTGGAAATGAAAATGATGACAGGAAACAATACAGAAGAGGAATACGCTAAATTAAAAATAATAACGGAAGAAATTAAATATTTATAAATTATGAACACACTAGCCTTACCATTATTAATACTCGCAATATTCCTATTTTTAGCCTTAATTGCGCTATATATTGCCTTTACAATAGGAATGGAACTCAACGAAGAAAACGAAGCGTTACACGAACGTTTAGAAGAACTTGAAAAAGAAATAAAATATTATGTCAAAAAGCATTAGACAGATTTCAAAAGAATGTAAATTGACTTACGAAAAAACATATCGTACAATGGTAGTTAATAAAATAATTCCAACGAATATAAACGGATTTTGTTTTTTAGATATTTACCAAGAAGAACTTTTGCATTATTGCCTTTATCGAATTGGGGTTTTAGAAGAGGTTATTTTTGAAAGCAAAATGAATCACGTTGAAACAAAAGAAGAAAAGCAAGAAGCATTTAGAAAATTTAAAAAAGAAACTTATGGAAAAATTAATTAGTATGACGGATTTTGTTTTTGAGCAAAGAAACAAACAAAATATAACCAATATACGCAGGTTTTGGAATTGTGAAAAATACGCTAAATTCTTGAAACAACCTTTAGAATTATGGATGTTTGTTCCTTGTGATGAAGATGGGAATGTTTTGGAAAAACCAAGAGAATTTAAAAATAAATTTTCAACATTTGAAAAATACCAACAAGCAAAAGAAAGATGTTTGTTTGATAGGTTTGAATTTACAGAAAGTCAAAAATTTTCAACTGTAAATAAAATTGAAAATTCTGTTCATTGGTACACAAAAAACAGATTGTATATAACCACTAAAAAAGAAGATGGCTATCATTCGTATTTTCAATTATTTACCGTTGAAGATTTAATACAGTGCGAAATACAACTAACCAAAACATCACAAAAACAAATTGGATTATGAATAAAAAGCAAAAAATAAACATGCATAAATTTTATGCGATCATGTCACTTTTACAAGATAATTTAGACGATCTAAAAGTAACTACGCCAAAAATGCAGTTCTTAAAAGACAATCTTAGCGAGTTTTGCGAGATACTTAATAATGAATGTGCTAATACGTACACAATTCAAAAGACTACTTATTTTGTTGAAATGACAAATAAAATTGATACTATTGTAAGGAAATATTTTAATCCAGAAATGTAATGAAACAAACAAAACACAAAAGCCTTGTAGAGTCAATTACACAAACGATAATAGGCTTAGGCACGTCTATTTTAATTCAAGTTATTTTATATCCTATAATGGGTATTCCGGTAACTTTTGCACAAAATATAATTATAACAATAGTTTTTTTTATTGTTTCAATTATTCGAGGTTATTTAGTTAGAAGATATTTTAATAAAATTTAGTTATGGGTTTAACAATTACGAACGAGGACAATATGCTTTTAATGGCAAGATACCCTGATAATTATTTTGATTTAGCAATAGTTGACCCGCCGTATGGACTTGGTAACAGATTGAGTAATGGAGGTGGTAAAAGAAAAGATGACCCTTCAAGGCTTTTATACGTTGATAAAGAATGGGATGTTTTGCCAAATACTGAATATTGGAAGGAATTATTTAGAGTTTCTAAAAATCAAGTAGTTTTTGGAGCTAATTATTTTTTAGAATATTTACCGAATACAAGAGGTTTTGTTTGTTGGGATAAAAATCAAGCTATGCCAACTTTGTCTGCTTGTGAATTAGTTTGGACTTCATTCGATAAACCTGCTAAAATAATGAAAAAGTCAAGTACAGATTTAGATCGTTTTCATCCAACTCAAAAACCAATTTACGCATACAAGTTTATGTTTGAATATTGTAAAACAAAACAAGGCGACAAAATACTTGATACGCACTTAGGTTCTGGAAGTATTGCAATAGCTTGCCACGATTACGGATTTGATTTAACAGCCTGTGAACTTGATAAAGAATATTTCGACAAAGCAATGCAACGTATCAATAACCACGTAGCACAACAAAAGTTGTTTTAATTATGAAACATAAAAAATACAAATATCCAGAACCAAACTCCAAACGTATTTTTACACTTGATTACATAGGAAAAAACGGAAACGCTTACTTTAAGTGTGGTCATTGGTGTACTAATATTGTATTTAATGATTTAATAGATTTATCAACTGGTTATTCAATATGGAATAATCCACAATTAACACTTAGTTTATATTGTTTCTAAACAATCTTTTAACTACATTTACATAACAAAAATCCGCCAAGATTAGAAACACACCATTCCTCTCTTTGCACTTGGCGGTCATTGAGGGGAATTTTTAATTTAAAAAATATAGGAATTATGAAGGAAACAGAAATTGACAGTATGAAGTATCGAAAATCCACGCATTTAGCGGGTATCGATGTTGATGCAATTGTAACTGATAAAGGCAATTGTATTTTAACGATTAAAGAAGCTTATTACGATACAAATGTTGACGTATCAGGAAACAAAACAAATGGTTATTTTATCGAATTTATAGAAGACGTTAAGCCAATGGTTGCAAATTCTGGAAATCGTAAAATCATTAATGACATCGTAAAAGAAAAACTTGGATGTACGGCTGCTGAAAGTAGAATGTTACCAAATTGGAAGGGTTTACAAATTGATTTATATTTTGATCCAAGCATAAAAATGATGGGTAAAGTTACAGGAGGAATAAAGGTTAAGCCGGTTGTTAAAAAAGTTATTAGTGATGTGAATGCATTGGCTATTTTAAACGCATCAACAACTATTGAGGAACTTCAAACTAATTGGGGTAAAATAAATGTAAACGAAAAGAATTTACCAACCGTAATCGCGTTAAAAGAATCTTTAAAAACTACACTTAAATGATAGCAAGATACGATATTGAACAACACAGCGAGGAATGGCATAAAGTAAGATACGGAAAAATAGGAGGTACTTTATCAAAAGGATTATTTATTAAATCTGACACTCTTTTAGAAGATGTACTATCTGAATTAGTAGAAGATTTCGATTTACAAGAATCATTTCAAAGTTACGATATGATACGCGGAAACGAACTTGAACCAGAAGCACGCAAAGCCTTGAGTGCTTATTTAGGAATCGAACTCAAAGAGGTTGGATGGTTACAATGCGAAGAAATTCCATTGCTAGGCATTTCACCTGATGGGATTACAGAATGTGAAACGATAAGCGCGGAAATTAAGTGTCCAGCTGCAAAAAAACATTTAAAAACTATTTTGACAAATGAAATTCCAAGCGATAATATACATCAATGTTTACATTATTTCACGGTTAATCCAAAATTAGAAAAGCATTACTTTTGTAGTTATAGACCTGAAAATAATTTCAAGTCTATTTTTGTAAAGGAATTAAATAGAGAAAGTTTAATTGATTTAGGAACAAAAGCAAAGCCAAATATTAAGCCAATAGAACAATGGATAGCTATTGCAAGAACCGAAGCAATTATTTTACAAGAACAAATTAAAGAAAAATTAACACAATTAAATTTTTAAAATTATGAGTAAATTACTTTACGGGAGCATCGACTTCACAAATTTATTAGAACTTGCAAAAGCAGGAAACAAGGCCTTTTCTAAAGCCGATAACGGTAAAATTTATCTAAATTTAAACGTTTGGATTAACGACGAAAAAGACAAATACGGAAATGATGCTAGTATGCAAACATCATTTAAAGATGCTGCAAAAGAGGATAAAATCTATTTTGGAAATCTTAAAATAAGCGAGAAAAAAGAAAACGAGCCTATTCTAGAAAATAGCGTAGAAATTCCACTACCAGACGATTTACCATTTTAAATAAAAATAAAAAGCACGTAATTAAGTTTGCGTGCTATTTTTTTGTATATTTGTGTAAGTTATGAAATAAGCCAGTTTAATTATTGGCTTTTATTTGAATTAAATTAGTAAAAAAATAAAAAATTATGACAAAATTAGAAGCTACTGCAAAAGTACAAAGGCTTAGAATATCATTTACGGACGAAGAGGTGGTAAAGAAAATAGGAATATCAAAGCCTACTTTATACGCTAGAATTTCAAATCACAATTGGAAAGTTTCAGAGATTTTCTTAATAGAAAAACTTAAGTAATTTTTTATTTATATCAATTAGTAAGAAATTAAAATTTTAAATTTATGAATGTTAAAAACATCAACAAAGAGCATATAGTTTATGCGTTAATTTTAAATGAAATTCCAGTATATATTGGATGCACAATGAACTTCTTAAAAAGAAGAGAACAGCATAGAAAAATAAAAGAGTTTGATTATATGTTAGTATTAAAAAGATACGACTCTAGACAAGAAGCTCTTATTGCTGAAAATGCAATAATAAGATTTATGTCATTATTTAATAACAAAATATTTTTAAATGCCAAAATTTCAGATATTGTATATGATAAGGAACTTATGGATTGTGGGTATCCTTCTAAATTAAGAAAGGAGGAATCTAATGGCTGAAAACAAAAAATCAATCATCGTTTATGCTGATTGGATAGATAAATTCGAAGAACTAGAAGATGAAGAAGCTGGAAGGTTAATAAAACATTTTTTTAGATACGTAAACGATTTAAATCCTGAGTATCCAGATAGAACAACAAAATTAATGTTTATTGACATTAAAAACACCCTTAAAAGAGATTTAGACAAATGGGAGGAAAAAAGTCCTCAAAGGATTGAAAAAGCTAGACTTGCCGGAATTGCAAGCGCAGAAGCTCGTAAGTTAAAAAAAGAACTAAATTCAACTAACGAGTTAAATATTCAACTAAACCCAACTAAATCAACCGTAAGTGTAAGTGTAAGTGATACTGTTAATGATATTCATAAAGTAGTTATAGGCGAAAAAACGCCTAAACTACCTAAATCAAATAAAGAGGAATTATTTAATTCAAGAAAAGAATATTTCAGAAAAGACGTTGCTGTTTATTTAAAAGAACATTCAAAAGAAACTTTAAGATCATTTTTTGATTATTGGACAGAACCAAATCCATCAAAAACAAAAATGAGGTGGGAATTACAGAAAACTTTTGATGTTAATCTTAGATTAAAAAATTGGACAAAAAATGAAAAGGCTTTTGTAAACACAATTAAAAAACCAAGTTTATTATGAGTTGGGAATTAGATAACGCAATGAAAAGAGTCTTTAACGTTTTTAAGCGTTTTAAAGAACAAAAAGGCAAGATTTGGGATAATGACATAGAAGCTTTGAAAACTATTAACCAAGAGCTTGAAAACGCAAAAAAACAACAAGCTATTGATAACATTCTATTTTTAAAATTACTTACAATTCATATTAAATCTGAATTAGATTATTTTAAAGATATTTCATTTGCTAAACAAAATATACACAAAGCTTTGTCTTTACCTTTATCGTATCATTTAGAAATTTTAAGAATTTCATTAAATCAAATTGACTTTGAAAATTATATTAAAAGCATTGGAATGAGTAATGACTTTTTAGCTGACAAAGCAACGGTTGTAAGTGACAATGAAATTTTAAATAAAAATCAAAAAGAAATTATTGAAAAGTTAGGCAAGTTTTGGACATTAGAAAAGATTGAAAAGTCGATGTATAATACTTGCAATGAATTCATAACTGATATTGAAAACTATAAAATTAATTAAAAAATATAAATTATGAGAGAAATTAAATTTAGGGCGTGGGATGACTTAAATAGAAAATGGCTTTTAGGTTATGAATATAAAAATTTAGGAGGGTTTAGCCTAACCGGAGAATGTGTTTTACTTGGAGAATGGGGAAATGTTTTTGATACTTTTTTATTCGGTAAGGACGGTAAAAAATGGGATGATTTAAAAATAATGCAATTCACAGGATTAAAAGACAAAAATGGAGTTGAGATTTATGAGGGGGATAATTTGAAAAGAATTACAGTTTTTGAAGATGGAGGATGTGATTTTCATTTAGGAATTATTACTTATGATGATTTCGGTTATTATAGCCGTAGCATTAAAAACGAAATAAGCCGTTCGTTAGGCGGCAAATCGGATAACACTACTTATGAAGTAATTGGAAACATTCACGAAAATCCAGAATTAATAAATAAATAACTATGGATTTTGAAGAACTAAAAACAGACCTAGAAATAACTAATGATTTAGTTAATTTTATTGATTTACAAAACGAGTGCTTTGTCGATTTGTCAGAGGAAATACAACCTCCAGAAATAATTTTATCAATTGGAGAGCATTTGTATAAAAACAAATACTATCCTACTGCAATAATGACAGCCGGAGAGTTTAGCGCGATTATAGCGGTTTCAAAGGCAAAGAAATCATTTATAAAAAGTGCGTTTATTGGGTGTTATATCGGTGGGAGTTCTAATTTATTGTTTAATAATATTAAAAGCCATAGAGATAAAGATTATACTATCTTAGACTTCGATACTGAACAAGGTAGTTATTACGCGCAAAGGACATTTAGACGGGTGCAGGATATCACACAAAGCCAGTATGATAATTATAAATGTTATGCAACACGACATTTGACATCTCCACAAAGATTGCAATTGATTGATTATTGTTTGAAAAATCAGGACACTTTGTATAAAAGTCCGGTTAAATTATTGTCAATTGATGGGATAGCTGATTTAGTTGAAAATACGAATGACATAATTATGAGTAAAGAGGCGAGCGATTATTTAATGAGATGGACTTATGATTATAATATCCATATTACAACGGTTATTCATAAATCAGGATCAACCGGTAAACCATTAGGGCATTTAGGTACTTATGTTTTGAAAAAAGCTGAAAGTGTAATTGAATTAGAAGTTAACGATGACAAAACTATTAATGTTTCAAATCCATATAGTCGTGGTGTTTCATTTGAACCGTTTAATTTTGATGTGAATAATGATAGTTTGCCGTATTTAATTGAAGATAATTTTTAATAATCTAAAGTGGTTAAATTCGACCACGTTAAAAAACAAAAAAAATGGAATTACTAAAAGGATTAATAGGTATTTTTATAATATATGTAATTTACTTAATATGTGATTATTATGATTGTAAAAATAAAAAAGAAAAAAGAGAGCAAAAAGAATTAAGGGATTACTTTAGACCGACACCCGCAAAATCAGTTGAAGAAGTTGAAGAGTGGTGTAAAAGACAATTAGAAAGAAAATGTAATAAATAATTACTATGAATTATACGCTACAAATAAAACCTTTAAGCGTAAATGAGGCGTTTAAGGGTAGAAAATTTAGGACTGATAAGTATGATGTGTTTATACGAAATTGTCTTTTAACGCTGCCATCGGTTATAAATATACCAGACGAAAACAATATTAAATTAGCTATTGAATTTGGGTTTAGCAGTAAAGCAAGTGATATAGATAATTGCTGTAAATCATTTATAGATTGTTTGGTTAAAAAATATAAAGTTGACGATCGTTTTATTTATGAAATGCATGTTTTCAAAGCTATTGTTAAAAAAGGAGAGGAATATATTAAATTTAAAATTTACTGATTATGACACCAAAACAAAAATTAAAATCCATAGAAAAGAAAATGGAACGATTACAAAATAACAGTCCAATCAATTTAAAAGAAGCTTCAAGATATTTTTTAGATATTGAAAAATATCACAAACTAGAACGTGAGCACTTTTTTTTAAAATTCGAATTAGAATATTGTAATACTTGTGGTAAAAAATTATGAACCAATACGAACCAATATTAAAAGAAATAGCGTTAGGGATTTTAGAAAAAGCCGAGATTAAACCAAACTTCTCTAACGATGCCTTACTCGATGCGTTATTAATATTTCAAACTGTTTTTATGGATAAATTATACGATTGCCAAGATTATGACGGAATGAGCCAAGAACATCGTGAGAATATGGCTATGGTTGCTGGAAATGAACTTAGAAAATTAATACATATATTTACTGGATTAGATACTCACGAACTCGTAAAAAATTATGATAAGTAATTGTAAGCACTGTGTAAAATTATGCAAAGTCCTAGGTAAAACAGAATGCGACAATTACCAATCCATAGCCAACCTACCAGAACAATTAAAAATAGAAATTAAAGAAGCGTTTAAAATTGGGGATTATGATAAGGGAAGGGAATTACAGGATGAGTTATTTAAATTTAATAATGGATGATATGCCGTACAAAAAACACAGATTACAAGTTTACGAAAAATTTAATGGGAGATGCGCTTATTGTGGCGAACATTTTCAAATCACAGGAATGCATATTGACCACATTATTAGTCAATTGAATTTTAGAATTTTTGTTGCAAATAAAATTCACATTCCAAAATTTTTAGAACATTTAACAGTTGATGATTTGCATCATAAAGATAATTTATTTCCAGCTTGTCGAGTTTGTAATGGCTGGAAATCTACTTATCATTTAGAATTGTTTAGGCACGAATTAGAAGAGCAGGTAAAGAGATTGAATTTAAGAAGCACAAATTATAGAATTGCAAAGAAATACGGATTTATTACTGAAAACAAAATAAAAGTTAAGTTCTATTTTGAATCATTATAAATAGTCCTAAACGGTCTTTATATTGAAATTAGTTGTATCTTTGAATAAAAATAGAAATTATGGAAAAACAAACAATTGCAATTTGGTTTAGTTGTGGGGCTGCCTCAGCAGTTGCGGCATATAAAACAAAACAAAAATACGGAGAAACTCATAATATTTTAATTGTGAATAATCCGGTAAAAGAAGAACATTCAGATAATTTAAGATTTTTAAAAGATGTTGAAAAATGGATAGGAATTGAGATAATTAGTGCAGGAAATAAAAACTTTCCTTCTAATTCAATAATTGACGTATTTAATAAAAGAAAATATATTAGCGGAATAAAAGGCGCGCCTTGCACTCAACAATTGAAAAAGCAGGCTAGATATGATTTTGAGTCACAAAATAAAATAGACTGGCACGTTTTAGGATTTACAGTTGATGAAATTTCAAGACACGAAAGATTTACAAAATTTGAAAGAGAAAATGTAATTCCGGTATTAATTGACGAAAAATTAACTAAAGGCGATTGTTTTATAATATTGGAAGACGCCGGAATTAAATTGCCAGAAATTTACAATTTAGGTTATCCTAATGCAAACTGCATAGGGTGCGTAAAATCTAGCTCGCCTACTTATTGGAATCTAGTAAGAAAAACTTTTCCAGAAGTATTTGAGCAAAGAGCAGGGCAAAGCCGTGAAATAAAATGTAGACTTGTAAAACTAAAAGGAAAACGGATATTTCTTGATGAATTGCCGGAAAATTCAAAAGGAGGTAAAATAAAATCTTACGAATGTGGAATTTTTTGCGATACTAAATAAATCACTATGACAACAACAAACAGCAATTTGCTACGTGAACTAATCCAAAAATCAAAGCTCAAAAATAAACAATACGCCGTAAAACACAATCTACTACAACGAACTTTAGATCGTTGGTTAAACGGCTCGAGAATAGTTTCCTTGCAACGTTTGGAAATGTTGGCTAAAGAAGATGGATTAATTATAAAAATAGAAATATTATGAAAGCAGGATATTTAATAGCATATTTCAATAATGTTTTTAGTTTTCAAGATGATTATATGTTTTTAAGAATTATAAATAATACAGAAACCAATGAAATACACTGTGTTTGGTGGCATAAAGATGATTATAAGCATAACGGAACTATTGGTCAGTGGAGGATTAAATCAATTAGAAAAAAACTATGAAACTAACAAAAAAATTTATTAAAGAAAATGCGGGAATGACTTTGAAAGAAGCGTTTCCAGAGGTGTTTGAAAGTGATTTAGTGGATGTAAGATGGTATAAATATAATAATACATTATTTAATTATCAAAAAAATGGCAACGTTTATGGATTTTTAAGAGGCGTTTGGAAAAATGATAATAATTGGTTTTGGAATAGTAGTATTGGAGTTGTTACAGCCACACTACAAGAAATTCAAGACGCTTTAGAAAAAGAAGCGGTTAGGAGGGGTTTTGAAGAAGGTAATTATAAATGCTTAGTACTTCCAGATCATACGCATAAAAACTGTACAATTTTTAAATATGATGATGATTTAAATCAATTGTTTTTAACAAACGAAAAAACGGGAGCTGCAAACGTTGTATTTCAAAAAGGAAATTGGGCTCAAATAATACCAACAATCACAAAAAAAGAAGCTGAGGAACGTTTAGGGATGAAAATAATATGAAAACCTACATCACAACCCTACAAGCCATCGACAACACAGATGGCTTGTTAAAACAATTCATTGGTCAAAATATTATAGCAAATAATATTGATGAAGCCGAAGAAATTTGTATCAATTCATTTCCATTTTTAAGCGTCTTAGGAGAAAAAATATGTGAGTATGATGAAAACATGAATGAAGTTGATGTTAGTTTGAATTAATTTTGTAAATTTGAAAAATCAATTTTAATTTCAAGATGGAAGAAAAATCTCACGGAGGAGCAAGAAAAGGAGCTGGAGCAAAAAGGAAAGCCGATATTGAAAAGGCTAATGAAGTGTTTTTGTCTATGATTAAAATGGTTCATTCTGTTGAAACTGACGAAGAGGCAAAACAAGAACTTGCAAAAACTCTATATTCTTTTGAGCGTGGACAAATGTTTATAGCTGAACATATCTTTGGTAAGCCAAAAGAAACAATTGAAAATATAAACATCGATGCCGGAAAACTTACAGATGAAGAAATAAAGAAAATAAATGACAACATCGAACGCACTTACTAATGAAGAAAAGGTTTTAAAGGTAAAATGCGATAACTCACTTTTATTTTTTACACGGTACATTTATAAAGAAAATCACAGGCGCAATTTTATAGTTGCGCCTCATTTGGTTTTAATAACAAAAGCATTGGAAAAGGTTGTTTTTGGAGAAACCAAGAGATTAATTATAAATATACCCCCGCGTTATGGTAAAACAGAATTAGCCGTAAAATGTTTTATTGCTTGGGCACTCGCAAAAAATCCTGCTGCAAAATTTATTCATTTAAGCTATTCAGATGACTTAGCATTAGATAATTCAAGCCAAACAAAAGAATATATTGAAAGCGAATGTTTTCAAAAGTTCTACCCAATGGAATTGAAAAAAGACGCTCAAGGAAAAAAGAAATGGTTTAATAAAGACGGCGGCGGGGTTTATGCCACTGCATCAGGCGGGGCAATTACTGGATTTGGCGCGGGTGTAGCTGAAAGCAAAGTTTTTAGCGGTGCAATTATTATTGATGACCCGTTAAAGCCGGATGATGCAAGCAGCGAAACTCGTAGAAATTCAGTAAACGAACGTTACAACAATACAATTAGATCGCGTGTAAACGACAGAGATACGCCTATAATCGTAATTATGCAAAGATTACACGAAGATGATTTAAGCGGTTTTCTTTTAAACGGTGGTAGTGGCGAAACTTGGGAGCATTTATGTTTGCCGGCATTAGATAGCGAAAATAATCCTTTATGGCCAGATAAGCATTCATTTGAGGAATTGGAACAAATTAGGCAAGCAAACAGATATAACTTTTCTGGTCAATATATGCAAACACCCTCTCCAGAAGAAGGTGGCGAATGGAGAAAAGAATGGTTTCAAATAGTTGACAAAAGCGAAATTCCATTACAAGCGTTAAAATGGGAATTAATTATTGATGGAGCATATACCAAGAACACGGCAAATGACCCGTCAGGATTCCAAATAGGAGCTAAATGGGGCAATAATTACGTTATAGCATCCAGTGTCGATAAATATATGGAAATGCCGGAGTTGTTAAAATTCATTCCTAATCACATTGAAGCATCAGGATTAACGGTATCAATGACATTAGTTGAGCCAAAGGCGTCCGGTAAATCAATTAAACAAATGATTTATAACGAAACCAAACTTAATATTTCAGAAATTAAAAGCAATTTTGTAAATCAAAGTAAAATTGAAAATGCTCGAGCGTGTTCCCCGTATATAGAAAGTGGACGCGTAATACTAATTAAAGGCGCGTGGAACGATGCTTTTTTGCAACAGGTTGGAATGTTTCCAAATGCAAAACACGATGAGCATATCGATTTAACTTGTTACGGTATCGAAAGAAATTTAATGAACGAAACATTTTTTACATTTTAATTATATATCTTTGAATAAAATTCATTATAATGGCAAAAAATAGAATACTAATGGCGTGGGATGTTTTAACTAATCCCAATAAAAACTATTTTAACGAAAGCATTTATAAAATGGTTGGTGGTCAAACGCAATCATATAATCAAACATTAGAAACGTTGATTGTTAAAGGATATGGTGAGAATCCAGATGTTAACGCAATTGTCAATCAAATGGCTTCTAAAACTACATCTGTACCATATTGTATAAAAAAAATAGATGACAAAGAGTCTTTAAAGAAAATTAAAAGATATCCAATTAACACTACTTTTCAACAAAAAAGAGAGATTAAAAAGTTACAGTTAAAAGCGTATGAAACCGATACGGAACTGCCTATGCCGTTAGAACGTCCTAATCCAAATCAAACGTGGAATGACATTTTATTTTTGTTTAAAGTTTATTTGAAAGTTTGTGGAAATGTTTATTTGTATAAAATGTCACCAAAAGACGGTATGAATGCAGGGAAACCAATGCAATTATATATACTTCCGTCACATTGGGTACAAATAGTTTTAAAACAAAACTCATCGACATTGAGTGTAGAAAATCCTATTGACTATTTTATACTTGAACAAGGGAATCAATTAGTAAGGTTTGATGCTGAAAATATAATTCATATTAAACGCGCTAATCCATTCTACAATCAAAGCGGATCACATTTATACGGTTATAGCGAATTAATGGCCGCGATTAGAAATATTCACAGTTCTAATAGTGGAATTGACAACAACGTTAAAACAATGCTTAATAGTGGTGTTTATGGGTTTATTCACGCGGGTGACGGGGCAACTCCATTGACTGCCGATCAGGCTTTGTCTTTAAAAGAGCGTTTAGTCGATATGGACAATTCAAGTGATAAATTATCAAATATAGCGGGCGCATCCGGTAAGTTAGGATTTACTAGAATTTCATTAACAACCGACGAGCTAAAGCCGTTTGATTATTTAAGTAATGATAAACGCACACTTTGCAACTCGTTGAACTGGCCAATTGATTTATTAAATGAAGAAAAAAGCGGGACTGGTTTTGGTGTTGATGGAGTTATTGAAGCGCGTAAACGTGCAATTACCGATAATATTAAGCCTGATTTAGATTTATTTGCCGCATCCTTCAATAAAGAATTTATACAGAAATTTAAAGGGTATGAAGATACTGAACTTGAATTTGACATAACTGAATTACCGGAAATGCAAACCGATATGTCTGAAATGTCTAAATGGGTAAATGCAGTCCCTTTGACTTTGAATGAACGTAGGGAAGTGTTCAATTATGAAGAAATCGATGACGAAATGATGAACGAAGTGTATATCCCTAATGGGATAATAAATATTAACGATCCGAGCGTAACAGATATGCAAGAAAATGGACAAGCTTAGACAAAGACAAGAAATACAAGCATATCGAATAGTAAGGCGCAATGTTTTGAAAATTGTCAATGGCATTCCGTTTAATAATATTTCAAAAGGTACGTTTGAATATTTGATAAATGCAAATGTTACTATTGAACAAGTCAAAGCGATGTACAATCAGTTGTATGTTGAATTAGGAAAACCACATTACAAACGCATTCAAAAAAGCATCAAAGCCGAAATAGGCTTCGAGTCTATTATTAGTTCGTGGTTAAATCAGAATGCAGGTTTAAGAATTGTTTCAGTACACGCAACATTAATTGAAAGTATTGTTAAAGTTATTTCAGACGGTTACGAAAACAATATTTCAATTGCCGATATAACACGAAATTTACAGCGTCAATTCGGCTGGTATAAAGCACAAGCTTTGAGAATTGCAAGAACAGAAACTACAACAGCAACTAATGCCGCTACTATAATGGCCGCGCAAAGTTCTAATTTAGTATTAGAAAAGAATTGGGTTTCAGTTCAAGATAATAGGACGCGTAGAAAGATATACGATCATTTAGATATGAATGGAGTTAAAGTAGATGAGTTTGCGCCATTTTTTGTAGGTGGTGAAAATTTAGAATATCCAGGAGACCCGAAAGGAAGTGCAGGAAATACAATAAATTGCAGGTGTAAAGTTGTATTTACTGTAAAGTTAGACGAGAGAGGGAAACCAATAAGAAAAATATAGAAATTATGAAAATAGAAGTATCAAACGAAAAAGGTAGTGCGTTTTGTTATTGTGATAATAGCGAAAGTAAGGATGTTTTAATTGAAAAAACTAGAGATTTAATGAAGTCAATTCCAGAAAGCGAATTTTATGACCTTGAAATATCTTAAATAAAAAATAAAATAATTATGAAAAAATTAGAGGTATATTTTGACGGTGTTTTTGTTTGCGATTATTCTGATTACGATAGGGCAGTTTGCGATAGTGAAAAAAAACTTTATTTAATCTTTAATGATAAAGATGAGGTTATAGGTTCAATACCTTTTTCGTATATGATTCTAAAAAAAGAAAAATAATTTAACTATTTAGACTAAATTAAAATAATATTAATATATTTGTATTATGGAATTTAAAATTTTATCAAACGATTTAAAAGAATTAGACGACAAAAAAGGCGTTGTAACTG